GTGTGCCGGAAGCCGTTCTTATCTGTCTCAATAGGTGCAAGTCCGAAGCTGTCCAGCAGGTCCTGCTTTTGTTCTTCCGGCAGACCGTAGAACACTTCCCCTTCGTTCAAATGTCTGTATGTCTCCTCGCTCAGAGCACTAAGATTGCTTCGAATTTGGTCCGCCACCACATCTGCACCAGCTTGTATGGCTGTATCCAACGCCGATAGTGGCATTCTTTCCAACCGACTCAGCATCTTTCCGAAGTCGTTAATATCGCTCTTAAACTTGATATTTGCCATCTAAACCACCGTCCAAAGCCACTCATAGTGCCAAAATCCGGTATCCTCCTCAAACTGGATGCTGTTCAGCCGCCACAGAATATCCGGGGCATTATCAAAAGCCTGCTCCATCTGGTCCTTCCACGGGTCAAACTCCTGTTTTGTAAAGAGGTCCGTTGAGCCGGTAACAGCTTTTTCAGCATGTCGCCCATCCAGGATGCAGTCCGCTTCGCCGTCCTCTTGCCACACGAAATACCGCTCAGACTGCATCCTCTCCCCATGGCTTACCTGGTCCGTAACCTGCAGGTGTACCGCAATGATTTTTTCCCACCAGCTCACTTCGGCAGCACCTCCATAGTCTGCTCGATTTTTGTCAGGGCCAAATCCAGAGACGGAGGGAAAACATAGGCCTTCTGTATCGTGCTGATTCTGTACTGCCTGCCGTCGCTTGTAACCGCCACATCCTGGGGTGATACATTTACCACCGGCACTCTGATCAGCCGCTCTACCTCCGCCTGGGCCTGTCTGGACATATAAATCCGATTGATTCCCAGCTTCAGCTCGCAGAACCGGACAGCCACTTTCTCCTTCAGCACCGGTTTTGGCTGTCTCCCCGGCTCTGCGCCGTCCTGGACTTCATAGATTGTGGCCGTACCATCGTTGAATCCCTGGGTTATCTCGTGGTCAGCCCGGAATGGCATCTTGCGCTGCTTCATACGCTTTCACCCGCTCCTTGTTCTGCTTATCCAGAATCATGCCAAGATAGTTATTCTCGAACACATCCAGGGCGTTATCCCTCATGTAACGGCAGTACTCCAGAAGGATTGTCATGGCCTCCTGGTCGTTTTCATAGTCCATGGGTGCCGGCATTTTCCCATCGATGTATGCAATGCCGGAAGCTGTAATCAGCTCCAGCTTCCGGCGATACATTTCATCGGCGTGGTTTGCATCCAGGTAGTTTATTACCTGTTCCAGCACCCCGGCCGATACCTTGGCCATATTTTACTCCTTGGTCACGGTGACCGTGTAGGTCTTGGTGGAAGTGCCGTCCTCCGCAGTCACCGTCACCTTTACGGTGTTGGAACCTCCCTTCCAGGTAACGGAAGCGCCATTCTCCACGGGCTTATCATCCACGGTGATTTTCACTTCCGCCGCTGCATCAGAAGGAGCCGCATTGATGGTATTGCTGTCGTTGCTGGTAGTCGCCGTGTAGGTATCCGTCTCGGCTGCAAAAACAGGCGTCAGCTTCGCAGCTCCCATGGAGAGG